TTCGTGCAAGAGATTAACTATGCATTAGACCTGTTGGAACTGTTTGTTCCGTTTATCATCTTTGGTCTATTCGCTGGTGCTTTCTTTGGCGTTATGTTTGCTGCAATTAAGGTTGGCATACAGAATGCGATTTGGGTTATTGGTATATCGTTGACGATCTACCTATATTTTAATATGCCGTAAGGGGATTGTAATGGCAACTGCAAAGACTGCTGCAACTAAGACTACTGCAGCAAAGAAACCTGCTACTCGCAGACGAACAACTAAGAAAACTGAAGCGAAAAAGGTTTACCCTGAATACATGAACATGGAAATCTCTCGTGTTGAGAATGGGTTCGTGTTAGAGTTCAGTGGAGTTGAAGGAGTTTCTCGATTCGTATTCACCGATGTTGGTGGTGGTGTTGAGAAGATGGTTAAGGAAGTTTCTACTCGATTAGAAGCACTTTATTGATAATTAGTCTCCTTAGTTCAGTGGATAGAACAACTGCCTTCTAAGCAGTAGGTCGCAGGTTCGAATCCTGCAGGGGACGCCAATATAATAGGAGAAGTCGTGGGACTTAAAGTATTGCGTGACAATGTACTTGTCGCAGAAAAGAAGAAAGAGAATAAGACTGAAAGTGGTCTGATTCTGCAGAGTGATGTTAGTGGCGACACTAAGGTTGGTGTTGTCGTAGCAGTTGGACCAGATGTGGTCTATTGTAAGATTGGGGATGTGGTTATTCCAGAATGGGCACACGGTCGTGTTGCTCAGGTTGAAGGACTACAGGGTGTCATCTTCAAGGAAGAGAATATCATGGGCATTCTAAGTGAATAAGGAGATTAAAAATGCGTGAAGGTGTAATCGTACCTGATGTAACATTCAAGTACCGAGTCCGTACTGACGGATATCCAATTACATATGTGAATACTGAGAATGGTGGTGAGAATCCGTTTGAGTGGAAGGAAGTGACATCTGCCGATATCTTTGATAACAAGCGTGTCGTGATCTTCTCTCTTCCAGGAGCATTCACTCCAACTTGCTCAACATATCAGGTTCCTGGATATGAAGCAATGTATGAGCAGATGAAGGAATATGTCGACGAGGTATATGTTATCTCTTGCAACGATACCTTCGTGATGCGTAAGTGGATGATTGATCAGGGTGTTGAGAACATCAAGTTTATCCCTGATGGTAACACAGAGTTCACTCGCAAGATGGGTATGCTGGTCGACAAGTCTAACCTTGGGTTTGGTAAACGTTCTTGGCGTTACTCTGCTGTGATCAATAACGGTGTTGTTGAGGCATGGTTTGAAGAAGCAGGACGTGAAGACAACTGCGAGTCTGATCCGTATCATGAATCGTCGCCTGAAATTATGATGACGTATCTACAGAACTCGCTATAACGAATAAGGAGAACGGTAATGCATGTGCACTTAGGTCAGTATAAGGATGAGGGTGAGCGTGAAGTACAAGTCGTAATTCATCATTATGATACGTGGAATATGGATCACACACTTGCACTTATCGTTCTCCCTATGCTCAAACAACTGAAGGAAACGAAGCAGGGTGCGCCACACGTTGATAACGAGGACGTGCCAGAAAAACTTCGTATGCCAGACGGTTGGTATGAGGAGAAGTATAGTCGGAATGGTGAAACAGATCCTAACTTTTTCAAACGTTGGGACTGGGTTATGGACGAAATGATTTGGGCATTCGAGCACGAGGTTGATGATGATTGGCAAGACCAGTTCTTTTCTGAAGAAGAACCGCAGTATGAAATCAAAGAACTAGAGTTCAAAGGTATTGGTCCATGTCAACTTCGTCTGTTCCCAGATGAAGACGGTAGTATGGAAGACTATGAGTTGTACGAGATGGTTCGCAACAAACCTAGTCGCTTTGACAGGGAAGGGTATGAGAACTACTCAAAACGTATCGCTAATGGATTCCGTCTGTTCGGTAAATATTATCAGTCACTTTGGGATTGACTTTTATGGCAAAATCATATACAGTAGAGTTAATTGAGGATCCAGATAATCCTGATGATTTGATACTCCCTCTCTCAGAAGAACTCTGTGAGGAGTTGGGTTGGACAGTTGGCGATGACCTAACTTGGGAAGTTAATAAATATGGTACAATTACACTAAGTAAAAAAGGAGAATCGTAATGTCGATTACAACTAAAGAAGACCTTCGGTCGATTCTGCAAGCAGATGTTGCTGATGTAGTATTCACTAAGGTTCGTGGTGGCGAACGTAAGATGCGCTGTACTCTAAAGGCAGAGTTCCTTCCTGTCATTGAAGAAGATAACCAGAAACCTGCACGTGACGATTCTGATGCACAGGAACGTAACCTTGTTGTGTACGATCTGCAGGCAAATGACTATGCTGGCGGTTGGAGAACTATCCGTGTGGCAAACGTAACTGAAATCGTTGTGCTTGAAGGTTACGATCCAGAGACAGCAACCTCAGTAAACAATGTACCTGAAGAACCTGAAGAAGAACCTGCAGCAGAGTAAATAATGGCACTCAATATTATTGATGACACTGATACAGTGTCGCTTGGTCCAAGTGAAGACGGGACTTATAATGATGCGAATGGTGGCACCGAACTCATGGATCGTGCGTTGAAGAAATATGTCAACAACGACTTACTTTCTAACTTCCATATCATTAAGTCTCGTGTTCGTAAATTGGACGAGAGCAAACAGAACGTTCTTTGGTTGCATGACCTCTGGCAAGACCCAGAGGTTCAGCACCTAAAGGATCCACAGAAACGCCAACGGTTTGATAAGTTGGTGTTCGTTTCTAACTGGCAATTGCAGACGTATAACCTAGCACTGGGTGTTCCCTACTCAGAGTCTGTTGTACTGCGCAACGCAATTGAACCAATTGAGTGGGTGGGTAAACCAAAGGACAAGATCCGACTAATCTACCATACAACTCCGCACCGTGGACTAGAGATCCTTGTTCCTGTGTTTGAGAAACTGGTAGAGCATTTTGGTGACAAGATCCATCTGGACGTATTCTCATCGTTTGAGGCATACGGTTGGAAGGAACGTGATAAACCATACGAGCAACTGTTCGAAGCATGTAAGAAGCATCCGCAGATCACTTACCATGGGTTCCAACCTAATGAAGTCATCCGTGAGCATCTGCAGAAAGCACACATCTTTGCCTACCCTAGCATTTGGCAAGAAACCTCTTGTATTGCTGCTATCGAAGCATTGAGTGCTGGTTGTAAGATCGTATGCCCTAACCTCGCTGCACTACCTGAGACAACTGGTGGGTTTGCTACCATGTATCAGTTCCACGAGGATATCAATCAGCATGCTCATAGGTTCTTGAATGTTCTCGGTCAAACTATTCAGCAGTACATTGATGCCTCTGATGAGGCGATTGAGGTCGAAGCAAAGTTCCAGAAGAACTGGGCAGACCCAATCTACGACTGGAACATCAGGAAATCTGAGTGGACTGGTCTACTGAAAGCACTGAAAGAGCAAACTTTCTAAAAAAGTTGTTGACATCTGTTTGCGGGTAGGTTAGACTATCTTTGTTAAATAGTGAAGGAAACTTATCATGAATAAGCAATCTATCCGTGAACAGATCTCTAAAGATCAACCTAAACCAAAGAAGTTCCGCAAGAAGCGGAAACCAATGAGTCCTGAGCAGAAAGCAGCAGCAGTTGAGCGTCTGGCGAAGGCACGTGAAAAACGTATGCAGGAGAATCCTCCTGAGTACAAATCTATCCACCCTGATGTACTGAAACTTGATGACGACGATAACTTGTCTCTCAAGAATGTACGGTCTTGGATTAAGACTCAGAAAGAACTGCTATCATCATACAAGCGTGATGAGCGTGCAGGCATTAAAGGGGCGACTGCAAAGGTTGCTGCTACTGAGGGTTATATCCGTAATCTCCAACGCTACATCCAAACAGGAACATACCTTGATATGTTCTGGGGCGAGCATGCACAAAACCGAATGAAGCAAGTTTGTTTGGTGATGGCATACTACCCATGCGGTACACCGAAACGTAACCATGGGACATACTATGCCGATATTGGTATGGAGTGGGACTCGTTGACAATGAACGAGTTTGACTACACTCCTGAGAAACCCAAGAAGCAGAAACCTGTTGACCTTGATGATGAAGATGCTATATAATAATAGCAAATAGAAAAGTGAGATTATAAAATGATTTTGTTAGACTTGAATCAGGTAATGATAAGTAACCTGATGATGCAGTTGAGTAACAATAAGAATCAACTGGAGGAAAGTCTTGTTCGACACATGGTACTGAACAGTATCCGTCTATACAAGACTAAGTTCAAAGAGTATGGCGAACTGGTAATTGCTTGCGACGACAAGAACTACTGGCGCAAGGATATCTTCCCATACTACAAAGCACACCGTAAAGCAGACCGAGAGAAATCCGATTTGGATTGGTCAGCGATCTTCGAATCGTTGAACTCTATCCGAGAGGAACTCAAGGAATACTTCCCATACCGAGTTATTCAGATTGACCGAGCAGAGGCAGATGACATCATTGGTGTCCTGACTAAACGCTTCGGCACTCAGTTGAATAACGGTTCAACAGAACGCATCTTGATCCTTTCAGGTGATAAGGACTTTGGTCAGTTACAGAAATACATGAACGTTGACCAGTACAGTCCTGTCATGAAGAAGTGGATCCGTGTTGCCGACCCAGAGCGATTCCTTAAAGAGCATATCATGAAAGGGGATCGTGGTGATGGCATCCCGAACTTCCTTTCTAGTGATGCGTGTATCATCAACAAGGAACGTCAGAAACCTCTGGCATCTAAGAAGATTGAAGTGTGGGTCAATGAGAACCCTGAAGACTTCTGCAGCGATATTATGTTGCGTAACTGGCATCGTAATAACTCCCTTGTGAATCTTGATAAGATTCCAGAAGAGATTGAGCAAAAGATCAATGCAGCGTATGATACATATGACATCCCTGAGAGAAAAGGGTTACTTAACTATTTCATCAAAAACAAACTAAAATTATTGATTGAGCATATCGGAGAATATTGATGGCACGATTTAACAAGACCTTCCATGAAGTTTTCAAGGAAGTCCATAATGCTAAGACCAAGAAAGAGAAGATTGCTGTATTGCATTTCTACTCTTGTGCGGAACTGAAGCAAGTGCTGGGTTACACATTTGATCCTAACGTCAAGTGGTTGATTCCAGATAGCGAACCACCATACAACCCTGCACCTAAGTCTGCAGACCTGCCAACACTAATGGCAGAGATGCGTCGAATGGACTTGTTTGTTCTTGGTAGCGAGCGTTCACGAACTATTGCGCAAGCAAAGCGTGAGCAAATTTTCATCGAGATCCTTGAGGGCATTGATCCTCGAGATGCTAAAGTGCTGGCAGCAATGCCAACTGGCAAATTACCGTACAAGGGGTTGACTCGTAAGTTGGTGGCAGAAGCATTCCCCAACTTAGCGAGTAATTGGTTTTCATAAGGATAGGAGTCTGTGGTGGGTCAGAATCAAAACAATGCCGAAGCGTTTGGCATTTTCCCTGTCCCGATCTATCAAGCAAAGGTCAAATCGTTAGACTTTTTCAAGGTAGAGGAAGCAGTCAATAAGAGTGGCGGTTGGTTAGAGAATGATGGTAAGAACTTCATCTCTAAGGATACATA